GGCAATTGCGCGCCGCGATCTGTGTCTAGGTATGAACTTTCAAATTTGGGTAACAGGTAACAGATGAAACAGAGCGAGTTCGCAGCACTTCACGGCGTCAGTCGGAAGACTGTCACGACGTGGAAACAGCGCGGCTGGCTTGTATTTGACGGCGATCACGTCGATGTCGAAGCGTCGAATGAAATGCTGAGAAAGTATCGGCGTGACGCTGGCGAAGCCGTTACCCAACCTGTTACCCCCGCGCCGGAAGGTAACAAGTCGGATGAGGTAACAGTTCGTTCCGGAGAATCGATTGAGCAGGCTGCATTCCGCGCTCTCGTCTCCGACAAGACTGTGATGACGCTCGACGAGGCGCGGCTGCTGAAAGAGAAATACCTCGGCCTGCTGAACCAACTTGAGTACGACAAGGAATCAGGTCTGGTGGTCGAGGTGTCGGAAGTGACGACTGCCGTCGGCGCCGAGTATGCGAAGGTACGTACCCGGCTACTAGCCATCCCCGCCGAACAGGCTCCGCGCCTACACCGGTTGAAGACTGTCGTGGAAGTGCAGGACGCACTTCAGGAAATCATCGTAGAGGCTTTGGAGGAACTGACTCGTGACGGTGCAAGCATCGCCTGATGCGCGACGCTACGCCCGAGGGTTTGCATCCCTGCAAAGCGGCCTGGCGGTCGCGAGAAAAGATAACCTGCTTCCCCCGCCGAAGCTCTCATTGAGCCAGTGGGCGGAGCGGTATGCAGTCTTGTCGCGCGAGACCAGCGCCCAAACCGGCCGGTTCCGCGCGTTCCCGTATCAGAACGGGATGATGGACGCGATCACCGATTCGACTGTGACGAAGGTCACGGTCATGAAGTCGGCCCGGGTTGGCTATACGAAGATCCTCGACCATATCGTCGGGTTCTTCGTGCACCAGGACCCTTCGCCGATCATGGTCGTGCAGCCTCGCGTCGAGGACGCTGAGGATTACAGCAAGACCGAACTTGCGCCGATGCTGCGGGATACGCCGGCACTGGCGGCCATTGCTGGCGACCAGAAGGCGAAGGACAGTAACCAGACGATCCTCAAGAAGACATTCGTCAACGGCGCCAGCGTGACGCTCGTTGGGGCGAATTCCCCGGGCGGATTTCGCCGTATCACGGCCCGCATCATCCTCTTTGACGAGGTCGACGGATACCCGGTTGATGGCGCCGGCAACGAAGGCGATCAGATCGCCCTCGGCACGAAGCGGTCTGAAACCTTCTGGAATCGCAGAATCGTCCTTGGATCGACGCCGACCGTGAAGGGTTACAGCCGGATCGAGAAAAGCTGGAACGAAAGCGATCAGCGCCGGTATTACGTGCCTTGCCCGCATTGCGGCGAGCATCAGGTGCTTGAATGGGGTGGCGTCGATACGCCCCATGGCATGAAGTGGGACAAGGATGAAAGCGGCAACGGGATTCCCGAAACTGCCTATTACGTCTGCCGGCATAACGGCTGCATCATCAACGAGGCCGACAAGCCTGAGATGGTGGGCAAAGGCGAATGGCGCGCTGAGAAGCCTTTTCATGGGCACGCCGGATTTCACATCTGGGCAGCGTATTCGCTGTTCCCGAACGCTTCATGGCAGAACCTTGTAGCCGAATGGTTGCGGGTTAAGGATGATCCTCTAGCCCGTCAGACCTTCATCAACCTCGTTCTCGGCGAGCCCTACGAGGACCGCGGCGAGCGCGCGCTGAATGAGGCGAAGCTGGCTGCTCGCACGGAAGTATGGCCTGCGGAAGTGCCTGACGGCGTTGCGGTGGTGGTCGCATCCGGTGACGTGCAGGACGATCGCGTTGAGCTCGAGACGGTCGGCTTTGGGCGCAACGAGGAACGATGGTCTATTGACCATGAGGTCTTCGAGGGCGACCCGGAAAGCGATGAACTGTGGGCGCGCGTCGATGCGTATCTGAAGCGCAAATGGCGTCGCGCTGACGGTCGACCGTTCGAAGTGATGGCAGCCTGTATCGACTCTGGCGGCCATCACACGCAAAAGGTCTATGACTTCTGCAAGGCGCGGATCGGCCGACGCATCTGGGCGATCAAGGGCGAATCCGCACGTGGCGGCGCCCGGTCTCCGGTGTGGCCGACAAAGCGCCCCAGTTCGAGAACCAAATCGACATATCGACCGATCATCATCGGTGTCAATGCAGCGAAAGACGTTATCCGCGCACGCCTGCACATCGAGGAGCCGGGACCGGGTTACATGCACTACCCGGCCGACCGCGACATCAACTTTTTTGCGCAACTCGTCTCCGAGCGATCGGTGTCGAAGATGGTCAACGGGCAGAAGTTCCGCGTCTGGGAATTGCCGCCGGGGCGAGCCAATGAGGCGCTTGACCTTGCGGTGTACTCGTATGCGGCGCTGTGCGGTCTGATCCATCACGGCTTGAAGCTGAATCGCCGCGCTGAGGGTGTATCGGCTCCGTATGTGCCGGATGGTGAGCCGGTTGTGCAGCAGATTGCTGCGCCTCAGCCGGCGACTGCGCAGCCTGCAACCGATCCCGAAAAGCCCGTCAGAAAATCACTCGCGAGTCGTCTCGCATAGGAAAGTCATGGCTATCACGGATGGAATGAGCACGGCCGACATGCAGTCGAGGCTGGCGGCGCTTCAAGCCGCTTACTTCGACCTGTCGGCTGGCGCAAAGATCGTGACGGCCGCATACGGCCAGGGCGACGGCACGAAGTCGGTCACCTATCAGCAGAGCGACATTGCTCAGATTCAGCGCAGCATTCTCATGCTGCAGAAGGCGTTGGGCCTCATTGACTGCTATCCGCGCGCACGAAGGATTTATTTCTGATGACACTTATCGTCGACTCTAACGGCAAGCCCTTCGGGGATCTGCCGGCTGGCGGTCGTGCGCGCGCTGATTCGGGATTGGGTGGGACGGTGCTTGCGGTGCCGCCATACTCGAACGCATTCCCCTATGAGGCGTCCGGCTACGGCACGCCCGAAATGGGCAACTGGTATCCGTGGATTCGCTCGCCGGACTCAGAAATCAACCTGCACCGCGACCAGATGGTTGCGCGTTCGAGGGATCTGGCTCGTAACGACGGCTGGGCATCGGGCGGCATTACCCGCATTCTGGATAACACGGTGGGCGCGCACATGCGCCTGTCCGCCAATCCCGACTACCTCGCCCTTTCGATGTTCGCGAAGGGATTTGATGCGGTATGGGCCGACGAATTCCGCCGGGCGGTCGAGGCTCTTTGGCGCGGCTACTCCGAGGATATCGGCCACTACAACGACGTATCCCGCGAACTCACAATCTCGCAACAGCTTCGTCTCGCCCTGAGACACAAGCTGGTCGACGGTGACAGTCTGTTCATCGCGTACTGGATGCCTGAGCGCATCGGTCGCGGTGGTGCGAAGTACGCAACGGCGTTCCAGCTGGTTGATCCCGACCGTCTGTCGAATCCGTATCAGATGATCGACTCGAAACACCTTCGTGGTGGCGTCGAGATTGACCAGCACGGCGTGCCGATCGCGTATCACATTCGCAAGGCGGAACAGAACGACTGGTACAACGCGCACGAGTCGATGGTCTGGGAGCGGATTGAGCGCGAAGACCCGGACGGCTGGCGTCGCGTGATCCACGACTTTGAGCGTGATCGCGCCAACCAGCACCGCGGGATCGGCATTTTCACCCCAGTCCTCAAGCATGCGAAGATGCTGGCCCGCTACTACGGCGTTGAGTTGCAGGCTGCGACCGTTGCGACGATCTTCGGCACTTACGTGACGAGCCCGTATGACCCGGCCATGATTGAAGCCGCGATGGACAGTGCCGGTGACGGCGAACTCGGCTTCTATCAGGAACTGCGCGCGGACTGGGCCAAAGAGCGGCCGGCGATGCTGAACAACGTCCGTGTTCCGACTCTGGCGCCGGGCGAAGAAATAAAACAGGTCGCTGCTGCTCACCCCCATACGGGTTTTGAGGATTTCGCACACGAAATGCTCCGCTCGATCGCGGCGGCGCTTGGCGTTTCTGCCGAGCAGATCACGCAGGACTGGAGCAAGACGAACTACTCAAGCGCGCGTGCTGCGCTCCTCGAAAGCTGGAAGACGCTCACGCGACGCAACACGGAATTCAAGGTGGGCACTGCCACCCCGATCTATGCCTGCTGGCTTCAGGAGGTTATGGAGCGCGGCGATCTGGATGACGTTTTGCCACGCAACGCGCCCGAGTTCATCGATGCCGCGACCGCATACACCCGCTGTGACTGGCTTGGTGTGGCGCGGGGCTGGGTCGATCCGGTGAAGGAGGCGGCTGGTTCTGTGCTGCGCATGGATGCAGGTCTGTCCACGCTCAAGCGTGAGGCATCCGAGCAAGGCTTGGATTGGGAGGAAGTAATCCAACAGCGCGCCATCGAAGTCAAGATGTTCAAAGAGGCTGGTCTTCCGCTGCCCGCATGGGCCGGAGAGGTGGCCGCCGCGGAGGCAGCGAAACCTGATGAGGCTCCGCAACCACGATGAAAAGCTATCCATTTGCAGCGGCTCGAATCTTCGATACCCCGCTCGCGATCCATCCGTCTAAGGGCGCTGTGATTGCAAAGGCGCTGGCCGCCCGGTTCGGAATCAGCGACGTCAGCTTTGCGGGTGAAAATCCTACGGTATTGGCAAGCGACGCATTCTCGGATGCCGGCCTATATACGGAAGATGATTCGCCCTACGACCTGATCGATGGTGTCGCAGTCATCGACGTGTCAGGCACGCTGGTTCAGAAGAGCAGCTATCTGCGTCCCTACTCCGGGATGCTTGGCTACAACGCGATCCGTCATAACTTTCTCGCTGCACTGGAAGACAAAGCGGTTCGCGCGATTGCGCTGTCGATCGACTCACCCGGCGGCGAGGTGGCCGGCTGCTTCGATATGGCCGACCTGATCTACAACTCGCGCAGCAAAAAGCCCACTCTGGCAATCCTGAATGAGTGCGCTTATAGCGCTGCCTATGCACTCGCGAGTGCCTGCGAACAGATTACCGTTCCTCGCACTGGCGGAACAGGCTCAGTCGGCGTGATATGCATGCACATCGACCAGTCGAAGGCGATCGACAAGGCCGGCATGGCCGTCACCATCATCAAGTACGGTGACCGCAAGGCTGACGGCAATCAGTTCAATCCACTCTCGAAGGAGGCGTTAGCGCGATTCCAAGCTGACGTCGACGAGATGGGCGAACTGTTCGTCTCAACGGTCGCACGCAACCGCAATCTGTCTGCCGATGTTGTTAGAGAGACGCAGGCAACCACCTTTCTCGGCGCCGCTGGCGTCGAGATCGGCTTCGCTGATGCCGTCATGGCGCCAGACGAGGCTTTTCAATCCCTGCTCGCTGAGCTGGGCTGACATTTCCCAACCCCAAGAGGTTCATTCATGAGTATTCGCACCCTCGCGGCGCGCGGGCTCTCGTTCGCCCATCTCGCCGGACTCAACGCAAAGGCGTCCAAGGCTGAAGACGAGAAGCCCGAAGACGAGGACAAGAAGGAAGACGCTAAGGCTGAAGGCGACGAGCCCAAGGACGACGACGAGAAAAAGGACGCGAAGCGCGCGGACGACGGCGACGACGAGGACAAGAAGGAAAAGGCCGAAGACGACGAAGACGACGCCAAGGCCGAAGACGAAGACGACAAGAAGGACGCCAAGGCTGACGACGGCGACGATGATGACGAGGAAATGCGCGGCAAGAGCGCAGTAGCGAAAGCCCGTCTCCGCGAGCAGGCCCGCTGCGCGTCGATCTTCGCTTCGAAGGCTGCCGCACGCAACCCGGTACTCGCGGCGAATCTCGCGTTCAACACGCGCATGTCGCGTAAGGAAGCACTCGCTGTACTGGAAAGCACGCCGGCCGCCGCGTCACACGCTGACCGGTCTGCTCGCAACCCGAGCATCGGTACCAGTGGTGGTGCCAAACAGTCTCCCCAGCAGGCTATGGCGGCGCGCTGGGACCAGAACCTCAAGGCCGCAAACCCGTCCCGCAGCCGCTGATCATCCTCAAAGGAAACTGAACCATGGGTAACCCCACCTACACGCCGTTTTTGGAAACGTGGCACAACGGCGGATTTATCGTCTCGCTGGCGAACGGCCACCAATCGATCGATCAGGGCACGCTGACTGGCGGCACGAAAGTGCTGGCCGGCACTGTGCTTGGCACCGTGACTTCGGCAGTCACCGCCTCTGCTGCGGCGCTGGGCGCTAACACCGGCAACGGCACGTTCGGCGCTATCACGGCACAGGCTTCGCCGGCAACGATGATCGGCACGTACAGCCTGGCATACACCAGCGCCAGCGCCTTCACCGTGACCGCTCCGGATGGCCAGACGGCCACTGGCTCGAACGGCGTCGCGTTCTCCGCGCTTGGCATCGGCCTCACCATGACGGCTGGCGGCACTGCGTTTGTGGCAGGCGATGGTTTCACCATCACGGTCACTGCCACTCCGGGCAGCCCGACGTTCGCGTCGGCGGCCAACGCCGGCAACACCGGCAACGGCACGATGGGATCGACCTCGGTCGCTGGCTATGCAGCCAAGGTCGGCGTCTACGCTGTCGAGTTCGACGACGCGACGCACTTCATCGTGTCCGATCCGACCGGCGCTGAAGTCGGTCACGGCACGACGGGCGTTGCGTTCAAGGCCGGCGGCCTCGGCTTCACGATCACGGCAGGCGGTACGGCTTTCGTTCCGGGCGATTCGTTCTCAGTCACGGTCGCGGCTGGTTCGGGCAAGTACAAGCCTTTCGACCCGGCGAACGTGGACGGCTCGCAGATCCCGAGCGGCATCCTGTATGCCACGAAGGACGTCACGAGCGCAGACAAGTCGTGCGCTGTCGTTGTTCGCCAGTGCGAAGTGAACGCATCGGAACTCGTGTGGCCGACCGGCATGAGCGCAGCAGCGATCACCGCCGCCCTCGCCCAACTGAAATCTATCGGTATCCAGCCGCGGTAACGCGGAACTCACCTGATCTGCAAGCCGCCTCCGGGCGGCTTTTCTTTTTCCAAGAAAGGAAATAAGCCATGGCTGGCGAAATCATTGACATTTTTAACAGCGACGCATTT